GCGTGTCATCATAACCTAGAACACAGGTGAGCTGGGCTCGCGCTGGGATTTTACGAGCGGTGTCTCGCTCGCTGGCCGCATAGGGGCCAGGGACTCATGAACCGCATGAGTGTTTTGATGGGTTCCCCAACACTGTGACTGCGTATTGGAAGAACCCGTGCATGTGGAGCTAGTCATTGCGCTGTGCCCTGGGTTAGAGGGGCGCCGGTCTCACAGTAGGCCCCGCGTCACCGCGTCAAAGTAGGCGCGTGGCGGGGTCAGGTGAAAGGGACTTCTCCACTAGTGTGTATGTATAGGTGGTGCAACTTACCAGATTCGTTGGCGGAAGACGTTGATGACGCTGGACGCGTGCTGGCTGGGCTCGACGGTGTGGTGCCCAGAACTGAGCTGGAGGAAGCGGATGGTATGCGTGGCTCCAGTCGTGGTCAGGTTCCAAACGGCGGCCTCCCCATCGACAGTGAAGGCGAGGGCGGCCTGGCCGTTCAGGATCCATTGGACCAGCACGACAGGTGAGGGACTCCAAATGTCTAGTACACCGGGGGCAGAAGAACGAGTGTAGATCGAGGGGGATCGCGTCACTCGCATGTTCGCACCTCCATCGAGCACCAGTGCGGCGCTCGGGGAGTCATCGTACTTCGCGGCTGTCAGCTCGAAGGCGTAGGTGACACGGAAGTAGCCGGCAGTCATGTTGCCGGTAAGCCCGGTGATGGCATAGTAGAAGACCCCGAGGTAGGACTGCGCGTCCTCACCTCCGATCACGGCCTCGTTGGTGGCCGCGAGCGCCAGTCGCTTGTAGATCGACTGGTTAGTCTGTGAGCAGGGAATGCGGAGAACCGCGCCCTGCGCCACGGGGGTCGTCACTGTGCAGGATAGTGCCGATATGGACTCAAAACCACTATGATCAGTGGTCACGTCAGGGGTAAAACCCATGACGATGGTTCCATTTACTGCCGTTCCGACACGCGGGATCCATGCGATCTCGATGTCCCGCGTGGCACGGTAGTAGGTGTAGGTGGACACCTTAGCGGCTAGCTTCGGCCACATGATCTGCTCATAGGGAGAGAGTGGGAAGCCTGTTGGTTCTTGGTCCTCCGTCTTGGCTAACGGGATCGCGCACTGTTCAGTGTCGGCGACTCGCAACGGCCCAGGCTGGGTAGTCTGGACCGTCATGGCCGCGGCCGAACGCTGGAAGGTCTGCGTTCGGGAGGGCCCAGGACCCCCGCGTATGCGCGCGGGAAGATTAGGGGCAATGATGCGGCGGCCCCTGCGCCGGCGTCTGCGCTGGATCGCTGCCACGGTGGCTGCGGCTCCGCGGCGGCCAACGTTGGCTGCGAACTGCCTGACTTTGGGGTCGGCAGCAAGTTGCTGGAGCAAGCGTGCTCCGAGGACTGTGGCTGATGCCATGTGTGTGGGTGAAAAAGCGGTTGATGGTCTGTTTTCATGGGGCGCTCCCAGTGTGCGCCCCAGGCCCTGCCTCACAGGGTTATGATGGGGCGGCTTCGTTGCTTGCCGCCTCCTCCTTTGCGATGATGCCGTCCTCCGCGGGGGCGCTTTTGGCTGGGTGCGCTCTTCGCCGCGGGGGGGGCCCTGTCCACGCGCTTGACGCGTAGACCTCCAACTTGCTTGGTCTGCGGGCCTGCTTGTGGGCAGGGTGGTGATGCAGTGGTAGCGGTGGCTGGAGATGGTGGTGGTGGTGGCGGGGTCTCGACAATTAATGGGACCTCAGGCGTTGGTGGGTTCGGGATGTCTCCATTCACGGTCGTTTCCGGAGTCTTATCCACGGGCATCCTGTAGCAGCAGGGGAACATCATTAGTGTCTTGATGTCCCGCGCGCTGTGCAGGTGAGCGGAGAATTGCTCCCAGTTGAATTCCGGGAGTTGCGACTCGCACAGCGTCACGAATGAGGGGTGGGGGTGGTTAGGGTACTGCACTTCCTCAGTGTAGACGCGCGCATTGTACGACGCGAAATCGGCGGTTGGCCGCCTGTACTCCACGCCCATCTGCTCGAGGCACTCGATGATTTCCCCCAGGATGGGGGTCGCGTGGTCCGAGTGCCAGTATCCCATCATCTTCTGCAGGAACTTCTCTTGGGCGGGGATACGGAGCGTGGGCGTGGTGTGGAGCTTGGACACTTGGCGGGCGATATCGCAGCAGGAGTTGGGTGATCCGGTCCACACCTCGTCGGTGTAGTACCGTGCTAGGAAGTTAACTCCATCATGGCCGCGCTCTATCGTGGTGGCCTTAAGGACAAGGCCAGCCTCCTCGGCGGCAGCATTGGCGACGTCGGCGGGCAGGTCGGCTGTTAGACCGTCGTCGCCGCCCACAATTCCTATGGCATGGTACGCTTGATCGTAATCCATGCCCAGGCGGACATAGGCACAAAACAGCGTAAACGCGTTGGCGAGGCTGTTGAATGCGGATGTCTCAGGTGAGCCGCTGAGGCGTGAGAGGCCAGTGTCATACTTTACCCCGAACTTGGTTCGGGCCTTCTGCGCATATTGGGTCTCATGGAGACGGAGGAGTTCTTCATGGTGCGCTCTCGCGAAAGCCATAGTGAGTATGGTCCGCTCTAAGGCCCGGTGTGTGGCTCCGATGGTGCCATCGAAGCGGCTGAAATCCGTGCAGATCACGGCTTCTGCTTCAGCGCAGATTTCAGCCACGTGGTTAGCAATCTGGGCGGGTGTGTGCCCGAATGCGTACCACGGTGCGTCGTGGAGGATGGCATCAACTAGTGAGTATGTATACCTCGAGTAGTTTGCCTTGGCTGTCCCACACACGACGGTGATGTTGCGTGGAGGCTTGATGGCGCCGTAGGCCTCAGCCTTCTGGAACGACTGTGGGTTGGTTCCAGTTGGGTCCACCAACTCTTCAGCCGCGTCAAGTATGCGCCTCTGGGTGGGGCGCGCTTGCCTGGCGTACACCTCATCAATGTCCACGGGGTGCAACGTGCCACGAAGCTGTTCGGGCACGAAGCGAAGACTGAACTCGCGGATGAGGTTGGCCAGCTTGGAAGTGACGGGCTTAGTGTTGGCGATGCCGGTTACGCGTTCTTGGATGCACCACTCATCGGAGCCTCTGCACCTGTCGGGCGCGAAGGCTCCATCGATCAGTGGGGGCATGTACCCATCCAAAGAGGGTGGGCACTCGGGATCATATGGTGCATGCTTTGTGCTCTGGTATTTGCGCACGGAGATGGTTATGGGGAACACATCTACTGGCTTGTCCACGTGCGGTGTCCGGTAGAACGCCGCGGCGATAGCTGCGCACTGGTCACTGAGGGACTTTGCGTAGCGCAGAACGGTCGCGGGGGACACGGGTTGAGCGGAATTGTCGCGTAGGGCACAGAGGGCTGAGTGGCTTGCGTCGTCCAGTTGGGCGGCGGTGTACTGACCTGTAGCACCAAGAGAGTGGACTACACCTGTGGCTTGGAAAAGCGTGAGGTGGATGAAGCCCTTAGAAACAGGCTCCATGCGCTTGATAACCGGTCCTGTAATCGGCAGCCAGCAGAACGGTACTGGCATAGCGACTCGGGGGTAAATCAAGAGTACTTGGTGCAAATGGTCAACGTCTCGGCGCTCGACACTGCCGAACACGCGTAGTAGGGGGATACCCCACAACGTGAGTGTGGCTGTGAACGTGTCGTCGCCGTAGTCCCAAAGCCAATGGTGGTACCTCGCTCCACCGGTGATCGACGCCTTGAAGCGCTGATCTTCGGTGAAGGTGTAGCTGTATCCATCGGTGCTATCGCAGGCTTTGCGTGGTACAATGGTGTACAGCAGCATAGCCTGGGGGTGGCAGCAGATGAATTGAGGCATGTCGACATACATGTCGACGTCGGTCATGGTGATGACCTGGTGTGGCTGTGGGTCCGCTTGTATGACGGGGGGCATGCTCGTATCCTTGGCTGTGACGAGCAGGCGTGTTTGTGGAAACCCGGCATCGCGGTTGCTTGAGGCTTGGTAGACGTACTCTTCTAATCCAAGAGTCATGATGACCGTCCGCATGAACGATGCGCCTCCGTCCCGCGCTCGAGAGGCGTCGGGATGAGATGGTGACGTCGCCTTGCCAGTCACCAGCGTAGCTCGTGTGAACTCCTGGCGAAGCATTGGATGCTGGCGTAGGCGGAACATGTTCGTGGCAACGGTGTTCAAGGCGAACAGAGGGTGTGTTAACCATTGCCAGCGCGTGATGGCCCTGACCTCGGCAATCCAGTCTGGTTGAGTGGCGTAATAGCCCCGCGGATAGACTGTCTTGAGGTAGATGTGTGCCGAGATCGCAACGAGGAAAAGAATACAAAGCCAAAGGGCGGTGAGCGGGTTGTAGACCATCTCCATGCAAATGGTGTACAGCCATACGAGCGCTCGTGCGGCTAAGGCTAGGGTGAGTTGGATGCTCCAACCCACATACGCGCGTAGCAGGTACTCAATGAAATGAGTGCTGCTTGCCTGAGTGGTGAGCTGAGGCGCGCGTGGAGCGGCCAGTGGCGGTTCAGAGCTGGACGAGCTCTGGACCGTTGCCTGGGCGGGGTGGGGCAACCCCGTTCGCTGAATACCGTGTACGCTGACTCCTAGCGCTATTATCCATACCACTGTGAGTACGGTCATAGCGATCAAGAGACGGCGATAAATCACCACACGGCCGACATGTCGAGAACGATTTACGTTAGAGTTTTCCGCGTCAAACTCGCGTTGGATCATGGTG